ATCGCTACGAGTTGACCGACGGCGAGCGGCGACTGCAAGCCTGCCTCGCGGCCGGGTTGAAAGTCAAGGCCGTGCTCAGCGACTTCTTTCCGCTCCCTGTACAAACAATACGGCGCGTCCGGCACCGTTCGGCATTGCGATAACGCGGCCGTTGTGTGCAAATTCACGCATGAGCACCACGGCCCCGACCATCGAGGACATCGAAAACGCCTACCTGGCCAACGCCAATTACGAGGCCCAGGGCAGCGTTACGATGTGCCAGGCGTTCCTGGCGGCCTGCCGGATGCTGCTCTTGCGGCGGCCGGCGGAAGTGCGGCGGGGGGCCAAGGGCTCCACGTTTTCCACGACCTTCGACATGGCCATGATCCGCCAGGAGCTTCTGGCCGCCCGCCAGTGGCTCAGCTTCGCCCCGGCGGCCCAGGCCGACGGCGGCGTGGTCTTTCCGAGCTTCCTGGAGGCGCGGGATTACGACAGTGGTTACGAGAGCGGTTCGCCGACCGCGGAACCCTACGGCGATCAACAGGTGTAAACAGCATGGCTTGGGATGTAGCGAGCTTCGTGCAGGAAGGCTTCGAGAAATTGCGCAGCGACTACAACGCTGCCAAGATTTCTCGCTTCCGCCGCCAGCGCGCCGGCGTGTCGAGCATCCCCCGCCATGCCGACTATCACTACCGCATGGAGATCGACTGGTTCCGCATGATGGAGTTGTTCCGGGATTACGACCGCAACGACTCGGTGGTCGGCCAGGGCATCACCCGCGTCTGCGACAACGTGCTGCAAGACTGCGGCATCCTCCCCCAGGCTACCACGCCCGACGCCAAGCTCAACCGCGATCTCAATCAGCGCTGGCAGGCCGAGGCCCAGAACGAAGAGGTCTGGGACATCCAAGGCGAATCGGACTTCACGGGCATGGAGAACGACGTGCTCCGCGCGATGCTCGTCGATGGCGACATGCTGGCCCTGCCCAATCGCGACGGCCCGGTGGAACTGATGGAGGCCCACCGCTGCCGCACCCCGCTTCGCACGCAGCGGAACATCGTCCACGGCGTCGAACTGGATGAAACCAACCGCCGCCACATGCGCTACTGGTTCTGTGCCGAGGATGTCAATCCGCTCTCCGCGGCCCCGGTCGTCTCGCAGATGCAGGGCATCTTCACCCGCGACAAGGAAGGCTACCGCCAGGTCTTGCACGTCTATCGCCGCAAGCGGATCTCGCAGACCCGCGGCGTCTCCACGCTCTGCCCGATCGTGGACATTGCCGGCATGAACGACGATTTGCAATTCACGACCCTCGTCAAGGCCCAGGTTTCCGCGGCCTACGTGATTTTCCGCGAGATGGACCGCCAGGCCCCCGGCGGCGCCCCGCGGCCTCAGACCGGCGCCCAGGCGACGGAGACGCAGGCCGACGGCAGCTACCGCACCACGGAGGGGCTGGCCCCCGGGATGCAGCTTCAGGGCCGGCCGGGCGAAAAACTCCAGGGTTTTTCGCCCAACGTGCCTTGTGCCGAATTCGTGCCGCACAGCATCTTGATTCTGACCTTCATCGCCATGAACCTCGGCCTGCCCGTGGCCGTCTTGCTCCTCGATCCCCGCCTGGCCGGCAATTTTTCCTCCCTTCGCGGCGTGATGGACCAGGCCAAGATCGGCCTCCGCAAGCTGCAAAAGGTTCTCATTGCCCGCTGGCACCGGCCGGTGCGGCAGTTCCGCCTGCGTTACTGGGCGACCCGCGGCGATGCCGACGGCCGGGCCCTGGCCCGCGCCTGGGACGTGCATGGGGCCGGCTTCTTCTCGGCTAAGTGGCACACGCCCCGCTGGCCCTACCTCAATCCCGTGGAAGACGCCGCCGCGGGCATCCTCCGCACGCGGAATCTTCAGCAGTCGCCCCGCCGCAACGCCGGTGAACAGGGCGAGGACTGGGTGGACATCGTGCGCGAGACCTGCCGCGACAACCGCTACGCCATCGTCTGTGCGATGCGGACGGCCAACCGCATCAACGCGGAATTTCCCGACCAGACGCCCGTCGATTGGCGGGAGATCCTCAGCTTGCCGACCCCAGATCGGGTCAACGTCAGCATGACGGGCATCCTCGGGGGCCAGGCCAAGATCGGCCAGGGCGGGAGCGAGAAGCAGACAGCGGGGAGCACGGAGGAGGCTGCGACCAAATGAGCATAGAGCCCAATACCACCGTCTCCCCGCCGCCTGCTATTGAGGTAAAAACACCGCTGGCGATCGTGCTGGCCGACTCGACCGGCGTCCGTGCCTCGCACATCGAGCAGTATTTCGGCCCCTGGTGCGTAATCCCCGAGCGGTTTATCTCCCAAGTGGAGTTGCTTCAGGGCAGCAACGTTCTGGAGCACATCCAGCAGCGCCGCAATGATACCGTGGCCAGCGGGGAGCGGACCAATTACGACGTGTTGCCCGGCAGCCAGATCGCCATGCTGCACGCCACGGGCACGCTCACCAAGTACGGCACCTCCTACGGCGACGAGTGTTCGACGGTGGCCCTCCGCCGCCAGGTCCGGCAGTGCATGGATGACGAACTGGTCAAGGGCGTGCTCCTGAGGATCGAGTCGCCCGGGGGCACCTGCGCGGGCACCCAGGAGCTTGCCGACGATCTCAAGGCTCTGGCCGCGAAAAAACCGGTCTACGCCTGGTGCGAGGACCTCTGTGCCAGCGCGGCCTATTGGATCGCCAGCCAATGCACCAAGGTCTTTGCCAACGCCACGGCCCTCGTCGGCTGCATCGGCACCTACGCCGTCGTCCAGGACTGCTCGAAGATGGCCGAGAAGCTGGGCATCAAGGTCCATGTCGTGAAGGCCGGCGAGTTCAAGGGCGCCGCCGAGCCGGGCACCGAGGTCACCCCCGAGCAGTTGGCCGAATACCAGCGGCTCGTCGATACCTTGAACGATTTCTTCCTGGCCGCGGTCGGCACGGGCCGCGGCCTGCCGCCCAAGAAGGTGAGGCAGCTTGCCGACGGCCGCGTCCACGTAGGCGCGGAAGCGGTCAAGAACGGCCTCATCGACGCCGTGCAGACTTTTGAGGAAACGATCAACGCGCTGCAGCAAGCTACGTCCCAGAGCACAGCCGACAGCGCCAAACAAGCCACTTCTATTCCCGACACGAAAGGAATTTCCACTATGGCCGAGACTTCGACCACCCAACCCGTTGCCGCCACGCTGGCCGAACTCAAGGCCGCCCTGCCTGGCGCAAAGTCGTATTTTATTTTGCGTGCCCTGGAGAACGGCTGGACCGTCGCCAAGGCCATGCAGGAGCACATGGCGATCCAGAACGCCCTCATCTTGAAGCTCAAGGCCGAGCGGAAGGCCAAGGCCGAGGAGGAAGAGGAGAAGGCCAAGACCGAAGAGGAGGATGACGACGACGAAGAAGAGGACGAGGACGACGAAGAAGAGGACGAGGACGACGACGAGGAGGAAGAGGGCAAGAAGAAGCCTGCCGCCGCCAAGCCCAAGGCCGGCAAGGGTTGCGAGGGCAAGACGGAGGGCGACGGCGACGACAAGCCGGCCAAGCCCGCCAAGGCCGGCAAGCCCAAGGCCCGCACGGTCCCCGGCGTCGAGACGGTCACCAGCCGCCGCGCCGGCCGCTCGGATTCGCGGAGCGAGTTCGACGCCCTGGTGATGGACACCATGAAGGTCGTCGGCTGCGATCGCCGCAAGGCCGTGGCCCTCGTCGCCCGCCAGAACCCCGGCCTGCACGAGGAGTTGCTCCGCAACGATCGCCGCAACCAGGGCGCGCCCGTGCAGAACTTGATCGGCCGGCGCTTCAGCATGTCCGCCGGCCGCAACTGACCCAGGAGTCCGTTTCTCTTTCCCTTTCCCACATCCTTTCCAAACTTCCGACCGCACACTTTTTGAAGGACGTTTACGATGCAACAAAATATGACCGGCACGTTCTCCGTGCCATGCTCGCAGAGCAGCAACCTGGCTGCTTACTTGCGGGTGAAGATCGACGCCACCTACGGGCTTGCCCTGGCCGGCGCGAGTGACAACGAAATCGGCGTGCTGGCCAATACGTGGGTCGCCACGGGCCTCGGTTCGTCGAAGTACGCCACGCTCTGCGGCTCCAACGCCGGCGTGGCCAAGTACACGGCCAACGGCTCCATCAGCCAGTACGCGGTCGTCTACGCGGCTGCCAACGGCCAAGTGGCCGGCAGCGGCACGCTCTTCCTGGGCTACGCCCTGGACGCGGCCACGGCCTCGGGCGACATCATCCGCGTCTCCCGCGACTGGCCCAAGACCAGCGGCGTGACCCCGGCCGGGATCGTCAATCCCACCGTGGCGACCCTCGCCGCGGCGGGCACGGTCTCCGCCTCGCCCGCGCAGATCGCCAGCCAGATCGTGACGGTCACGGCCAGCAACGGGACGAAGGCCGTCAAGCTGCCCAACCCGGCGACCTACGGCTTCGTGGAGATCGTCAACACGGTCGCCACGGCCACGCTGCCTGTCGCCCAGTACAGCGGCGAGAACATCGACGGCACGGCCGCCGCGGTCACCATGCCCGCCGGCTCCCGCGTGATCTTCTCCTCCGACGGCACGAATTGGTGGAGCACGCTCACGACGACCTTCGGCCTGCCGCCGATCGCCACGGGGATCTCCGCCGGCCAGACGGTTACGCAGGCGGGCGCTACGGCCCTGACCGCCAAGCTGAACGTCGTCAGCACCTCGGCGGCGGCGGGTGCCGTGAAACTGCCCGCCCCGGCGGCCGGCCTGGAGATCACGGTCGTCAACGCCACGGGCCAGACGATCACGATCTTCGGCAACGGCAGCGAGACGATCAGCGGCACGGCCGGCGCGACGGGCGTGTCGGCAACCACGGGCAAGACGCTCCGCGTGGTGAGCGATGGAACCAACTGGTTCGGCCCGGCCGCGGCCTGACGAATCTCCTCAGTGACCTTGCATCCCCGGCCCGGTGAGACAGCGGGCCGGAGGATGCAGGGGAGGGGCGACTGGAAAACGAGTCGCCCGCCCCCTGTATCCTCGAACCGAAGTTTTTGTATCAGTGACGGCGCGAAAGTGGACCGGCCAGGCCGCGGGTAAAACCGCGACCTCTGAACTCCCAACCCTTTAGAAAGGAACCAGATCATGGCAATGCCGTCCACAGTGATTACGCGCATCGACTTGTCGAGCACGTTCACCGAGTTCAACCAGAAGATGAGCCGCCAGGGGTTCATCGGTCCCAAGGTCCTGCGGCCCCGCATGGTCGGCATCCAGGCCGCCGACGTGGGCAAGATCCCCATCGAGGCCCTCTTGCAACAGCACGACACCAATCGTGCCAGCGGCTCCGGCTATAACCGCGGCGACTGGAACTTCACCAAGTATTCCTATTCGTGCTCGGAGCACGGCTGGGAAGAGCCGCTGGACGACCGCAACATCAAAATCTACCAGGACATCTTCGACGCCGAGGCCATCGGCGCCGGCCGGGCCGAGGATATCGTGATGCGGGATTACGAGTTCGCCGTCGCCTCGGCCGTCTTCAACACGAACACCTTCTCGGCCTCCAGCGTGCCCTACACGGGCGGCGGCTCGGGCACGGTGGGCGGGACCTACGCCGCCGGCACGGAGAACAGCAACACCGGCGCCCCGGCCAAGTGGACCGCGCAGCACACCGCCACGCCCATCGAGGACGTGGAGTATGCCCGCCGCATGGTGATCCTGGGCTCGGGCCTCCTGCCCAACGCGGTGATTTTGAGCCGCAACGCCTTCTGGAACGCCGTGAACACCGACGAGATCGTCTTGCGTCTCAAGTATTCCGGCCACGACGATCCCAAGGACATCACGGAGAACATGATGGCCGAGGTCTGGCAGGTCGAGCACGTCTTGGTCGCCGGTGGGATCTACAACCAGGCCAATGAAGGCCAGTCGCTCAACGCGGCCTTCATCTGGGGCGATTCCTATGCGATGGTGGCCCGCGTGGCCGAGACCGACGACCCCCGCGAGCCCTGCCTGGGCCGCACCTTCATGTGGGCCGACGACGGCCCCGGCGCGCCGGGCACGGGCGAGGAGATCGCCGTGCTGGTCGAAGAGTACCGCGAGGAAAGCCGCCGCGGCAGCGTGCTCCGGGCCCGCAACGACCGCGACATCGAGTTGATGTACCCGCAGGCCGGCTGCCTCATCACCGGCCTGTCCTGATCGTACCCAGGGAGCGGGAGACTAACCCAGGAGTCACCGCCAGGTCCGCCGTGGAGGAATGGCGCAGTCCCCACGGCGGACCATCTTTCACAGGAGTTGGCCGTGGGATCGCAGTTTGAGAGCCTGATGCACGCGGGAAACCACCTGCTCGACGAATACTTCGACGAGCCGCTGGTGCTCCGCGCCAAGGGCCTGGCGATCGCCTTGCTGGGCACGATCATCCCCGGCGCCGGCGACGAGGACGCGGAGAAGGATTTCGCGCAACTCGAATCCTGGCTGGAAGTCACCGTGCAACTCCATCGCGCCGACCT